TGGCACCCCTGGATGCGTGCATCGCTTTTCGGAATTTGGCCGCCCCGGGTGGGCGGAAGGCCCTGGAGGTCACCCAAGATGGACAAGCCAGCAACTCCCGCACACCTCGGCCCCGGCGGCTCGGCGATGTGGGCGAAGGTCACCGACACGTACGGCCTGCGCGCCGACGAGCTGCGGCTGCTCGAAGACTGCTGCCGCGAGATCGACCTGATCGACCGCCTCGAAGCCGAGCAGCGCGACAAGCCGCTCACGGTCAAGGGCAGTCAGGGCCAGGTCGTCGCTTCGCCGCTGGTCTCCGAGGTCCGGCAGCACCGGACCGTGCTCCGAGCGCTGTTCGCTCAGCTGAAACTGCCGGACGACGGCGCCGCGGCGAACGCGACCTCAGACGCCGCGCGCAAGGCTGCCGACTCCCGCTGGCATCAGGGCAAAAGCGCGTAGCGGGTGGCGATCAGCCTCGCCGCCTCACGATCGGTCGCCGACGAGCTCGCCGAGATCGAGGCCTGGTATCGCGATCGCCTGACTCGGCCGGCCGTCGAGGAGGTATACGAGTACCCGCCGGTCAAGATCGGGCCGACCTGGCAGCGTGACGGCCGGTACTGGTTGCTGCCCGAACGCTCGCTTGGCTGGCAGATGCTGGCCTGGACGGGCCGCTGGTTGCAGCACTCCCGTGACGTTCCGTGGCGCTGGACAGACGAACAGGCCCGGTTCCTGCTGTGGTGGTACGCGCTCGACGAGGACACCTGGCGCTGGGTCTACCGCGACTTCGTCCTGCAGCGGCTCAAGGGCTGGGGCAAGGATCCGCTTGGCGCCGGCAAGGGCATGTTCGAGCTGGTCGGGCCCGCCCGCGTCGGCGATGTCGTCGACGGCCAGCCGGTCGGCGTCGAGGTCCTGGACGCCTGGGTGCAGACCGCGGCCGTGTCGCTGGAGCAGACCAAGAACACGATGCGGCTGCTGCCGGGCATGGTCACCCCCGAGGCGAAGATCCGTTTCGACCTGCAGATCGGCAAAGAGCAGGTGCACGCCATGGGCGGCGAGCGCCTGTTCCAGGCGGTCACGTCGGCGCCGACCACCCTGGAAGGCGCCCGGCCGACGGACACCTTGAAGAACGAGACCCAGCACTGGGACTCATCCAACGGCGGCCACGAGATGTCCGCAGTCATCGAGCGCAACGCGACAAAGAGCGCGTCCGGCGCTGCCCGTACCGGCAGCATCACGAACGCGTACGAGCCTGGCCGTGACTCGGTCGGCGAGCGCGACCGCGACGCCTGGGACGCCGTACAAGCTGGGACCGCGGTCGACACCGGTCTGCTGTACGACTCGCTCGAAGCGCCACCGGAAGCCCCACTCACCCTCGAAGCAGCGCCGGCGGTCGTACGGGCCATCCGCGGCGACTCGACGTGGCTCGATGTCGAGCGGATCGTCCAGTCGATCGCGGACCGGCGGAACCCGCCGAGCCGGTCGCGCCGGTTTTGGTACAACCAGATCACCGCGGCCGAGGACGCGTGGACCTCCCCGCAGGAGTTCGACGCCCTCGGTGCGGCCGAGGAGTTGGCCGACGGCGAGAAGGTCGTGATGTTCGGCGACGGGTCGAAGTCGGACGACTGCACGGCCCTGGTCGCCTGCCGGATCAGCGATGGCAAGGCGTTCCAACTCGGCGTGTGGGGCAAGCCGGCCGGCTACGACGACCGATACGGCCCGTGGATTGTGAATCGGGACGATGTCGACCACACCGTCGAGGACACGTTCGAGCGGCTCACCGTCGTCGCGTTCTGGTTCGACCCGTCCGACACCCGCGACGAGTCCGGCGAGCGGTACTGGGACGCGTACTGCGACCGGTGGCATCGCCGGCACGGCAAGAAGCTGAAGCTCTGGTCCGTAAAGACTGGCGACAAGCAGCACTCGGTGACCTGGGACATGCGTTCGCCGCAGAGGATGGCCGAATTCACGGCGGCGGCCGAGCGGTGCATCTCCGACATCGAGGCCGGCCAGCTCGCGCACGACAATTCGGCCGCTCTGCGGCAGCACGTCAAGAACGCACGACGCCGGCCGGGGAAATACGGGGTCGGCCTGGGCAAGGAACACCGCGAGTCGGCACGGAAGGTCGACCTGGCGGTCTGCATGGTCGGCGCCCGGATGATGTGGCGCCTTTGGACGAACAAACACCGGCCGCGGTCGACCGGCCAGCGGCAAATCATCTTGCCTGACAACTAAAAGGGGGTTGCTCGTGACGATGATGGTCCCGTCCAGCGGGTCAACCTCCCTTTTCGCCGGCGCCGGCACCGCGATTCTGACTCTGCCGTCGTTGGACCTGTCCGACGACGAGCAGATGGCTTTCCAGTGGTTGATGGGTCGCCTTTTCTCGGTGCGGCCGTATCTGGAGCTGCGGAATCTGTATTACGACGGCCTGCAGAAGATGACGGACCTCGGCATCAGCATCCCGCCGAGCCTCGCCGGTCTGCGTACGGTCATCGGCTGGCCCGGCGTCGGCATCGACGCGATCGACGAGCGATGCCAGGTCGAGGGATTCCGATACCCGGGGAAAACCGAGGTCGACGACGACCTGCAAGGCATCTGGCAGGCCAACAACCTTGACGGCGAAGGCCAACTCGCACAGATCGACTCCCTGATCTACGGCCGCAGCTACCTGGTCATCGGCCCAAACGACGACGACTCGTCGGGCCCGCCGCTGATCACCGCGGAGTCACCGATCAACATGATCGCGACCTGGGACGCGCGGACTCGGAAAGCAACGTCGGGCCTGCAGGTGTATCTGGACACGAATTTCGTGTCGGACACCTACGGCCAGGAGGTCGCGGCCTTGTATCTGCAGGGCAGAACGATTTTCATGTCCCGCGACAACACCGCGGGCGGGACTTTCACTGGCAAGAACGACTGGCAGATCACCGACCGCGACGATCACGGGATGGATCCGCCGATCGTACGGATGGCGAACCGGCAGCGGCTCGCGAACCGCGGCGGCCTGTCGGAAATCACGCCTGCGTGGATGAACATCACCGACGCCGCGTGCCGAACGATGCTCGGCATGGAGGTCGGCCGGGAATTCTTCGCCGCGCCGCGCCGGTACGCGCTCGGCGTGTCCGAAGAAGCCTTCCAGAAGGCCGACGGGACGAAGATCGGTGCATGGGAAAGCTACATGCAGAAGATGTTCGCGATCCCGTTCGACGAGGACGGCAATATCCCGCAGGTCGGCGAGTTCAAGTCGGGCGACCCGTCGGTGTACACGAAACTGATCGACGCCTACACCAAGATCATGTCCGGGCTGACCTGTTTGCCGTCGAAGTACCTCGGCCTGGAGTCACAGGGCAACCCGGCGAGCGCTGACGCGATCCGGTCGGACCTGGAGCGCCTCGTCCGTCGCTGCGTCCGTAAGCAGATCGGCTGGGGCGAAGCGTACGAAGACGGCGTGCGGATGGCGCTGCTGGTCCGTGGCGGAAAGCTGCCAGCGAACGCTGACCGCTTGGAAACCAGCTGGCTTGACCCCAGCCCCCAGACGATCGCGCAGACGACGGACGCTGTCGTCAAGCAGATCGAATCCGGCGCGGTCCCGGCGACCTCCAATGTCGTGCTCAAGCGGCTCGGGTACACCGCGGCCGAGCGCGCGCAGATGGTCGAGGACCGCAAGAAGGACGACGCGCAGCAGAAGCTCGAAGAGCTCGCGCATCAGGAGCTGCTGAAGACGTTCCGGGCCGCGAACGCGGTCCAGGGCGACCAGCAGAAGGTTGCGGCGCCGGCCGCCGGCCCGGTGCCGGCTGCGCCGAAAAAGCAGCCCATCCCCGCGCCGCCTGTCGCGGCGAAGTAGAGCCTCCCCGCCTGGAGCGGGGCGTTACCCACCCCTGGAGGGTGAAACCGAATGTCTCAGCCCACCCCGCCGGCCGATCCGGCGACCCCACCGGCAACCGACCCGGCCGCGGCAGCTCCGCCGGCCAATCCGGCGGCCGAGCCACCGAAGCCGGCCCCGCCGGCTCCCGCACCGCCGGCCGAGGACTCGGACGCCAAGATCGCCCGGCTTGAAGCCGAGGTCAAGGCGGCCCGCGCCGAGGCAGGCAAGGACCGAGTCACCTCGAAGCAGAACGCCGCAGATGCGGCCGAAAAGGCGCTCGCGCAGAAGATCGGCGTCGCGCTCGGCCTCGTCAAGGACGAGCCGGTCGACCCGGCGAAGCTCACCGAGCAGCTGACCGCGGCCGGCGCGCAGGCAAAGCAGGCACAAGTCGAGCTGGCCGTCTACCGGGCCGCCGCTACAACCGAGGCGGACCCCGCGGCCCTGCTGGACAGCCGTTCGTTCCTCGACAGCGTCAAGGGCGTCGAGCCGAACGACGCCAAAGCCATCGCTGCCGCCATTGCGGCGGCCGTGACGGCAAATCCGCGACTCGGCAAGACGCCGGCACCGGGAATGAAGCCGAACCCCGCACAGGGCGCCTCGGCATCGCCGCCGATGGGTGTCGGCGAACAGATCGCGGCCGCTCAGAAGGCCGGCGATATGCGCGCCGTCATGCGGCTGAAGTCCTCCCAGGCTCTCCAGTCCAACACGTAAGGGCACGGCCGCTCGGCCTGCCCGGCAACCCTGAAAGGAGCCCCTCGTGGCTGCTGTTTCCGGGCAGGGAACTACCTACAACCTGCCGAACTACCACGGTGAGCTGTTCACCGTGACTCCCACCGAAACCCCGTTCCTGGCCGCGATCGGCGGCCTCGGCGGCGCGAAGATGACGAAGTCGACCACGTTCGAGTGGCAGACCGTCGACCGTCGGTCGTCCAGCGCGAACAACGCGGCGCTGGAAGGCGCGAACGCGCCGACCGCCGCCGAGCGCGCGCGGGCGAACGTCTACAACACGGTGGAGATTCACCACAGCGCGATCGAGGTGTCGTACACCAAGATCGCGGCGCGCGGGAATTTCTCGGGGCAGAACATCGCCCCCGAGCAGGACGACGCCGTTCTCGACGAGCTCGCGATCCAGACGCAGGCCGAGCTGGAATCGATGGCCGTCGACATCGAGCAGTCGTTCCTGACCGGTACCCGCGTGGTGCCGGCGAACAACTCGTCCGCCCGCGCCACGCAGGGCATCATCGGTGTTGCCGGCACTGTCTCGGCGAACGCCGGCACGCCGCGGGCGCTGACCAAGGCCCTCGTCGACGCGCACCTGCAGGCGATGTTCAACGCTGGCGCGAAGCTGAACCAGGCGTCGACCGTGATCATGGTTGGTGCCGCGCAGAAGCTGAACCTGTCGAACGCGTACGCGACCCCGGCGCTGAACCAGGTGCCGTTCCAGCGCAACGTCGGCGGCGTCGCGATCGACACCCTCGTCACCGACTACGGCACGTTCGGCGTGATGCTGGACCGCTGGATGCCGGCCGGCAAGATCGGCTTCTTCGACCTGGCCATGTGCTACCCGGTGTTCCTGGAGATCCCGGACAAGGGCCTCCTGTTCGTTGAGGAGCTCGCCCGTGTCGGCGCGGCCCGCAAGTTTCAGCTGTACGGCGAGATCGGCCTGGAGTACGGCCCGGCCAACGCGCACGGCGTCCTCGCGGACCTGAACTAAGCCACCACCCCGCGCGGCCCGGCCGATCTTCCCCGCGGCCGGGCCGCTCTCAAATCCTCGAGGTTTTCCAAGGAGGCATCATGCCCACTTTCCGACACCCGGACCGGCGCAAGCTCGTCCTGCACGACGGCGACAAGGTCTGGGGCGAGTCTGTCGACGGCGTCCTGGAGTTGAGCGCGGCCGCGGCCAAGAAGTTCCGTGACGGCGACGACCAGTACGGCTTCGTCGAGGACGCCCCGAAGCGCAAGGCCGCCGACAAGTCCGACGATTCGGGCGACGGCGACGGCGGCGATTCCGGCGAGGGCGCCAGCAAGACGGAACCGGCCAAGGCCTGACGTGTCCGATCCGGTCGCGACTCCCGACGAGCTGGCTCTCCTGCTCGGCTTGACAGAGATCGACCCCGACCGGGCCACCCTTCTCCTGCGGCTGGCGCAGAGCCTGTGCGAGTCGGTGGTGTCGCCGCTGCCGGCCGGCGCCGAGGTCGTTGTGCTCGGCGTCGCGGCACGGGCGTTCACCAACCCGGCGCAGGCGCAGGCGCAGATGGCCGGGCCGTTCCAGGTGCAGTTCTCGCCGAACGCTGGCGGCCTGTTCCTGTCCCGGGCTGACAAACTGACCCTTCGCCGGCTGGCCGGCACTGGGTCGGCGTTCAGCATCGACACCCTGCCGACGGGTACGGCCGAGATCCAGATGGTCACGGTCGTCGCGTCCGCCGGCTCGTACACGCTGACGTGGATGAACCGGGTCAGTGACCCGCTGGCGTACAACGCGAGCGCCGGGGCCGTACAGGTGGCGCTGGACGCCATCGTTGGCGCCGGCAACACCGCGGTGACCAACATCGCGACCGGTCTCTACCAGGTCCAGTTCGCCGGCGTCCTTGCCACAACTCCAGTGCCGTCACTGATCGCCAACGGCGCCGCCCTGACGGGCACGGTAGCCGTGTCGGTCATCCGGCCCGGCATCCTCGCGCCGGGCCAGGGCCTGCCGTACTGGGACCGCGATTATGTCGGCGGGACCGGCCAGACCGGCGGCTACTGGTGATCTTCGGTGCCGGGGAGACGGTGACGCGCAATCGGCGCACCGACTCTGGAACGAAGGACGCGTACGGAAACAAGGTCTGGACGATCACGCCAACCGACATCCACGGGTGCGGATTCGACCCTGGCATGTCGCAAGAGCTGATGACCGGCGACAAAGACGTGACCACCACGTACCCGGTGCTCTATCTCCCGGCCGACACCGACGTGCAGTCGAACGACCAGTTCACCGTGCGCGGCAAGCCGTACGAGGTCGATGGCGCCGCCAACGACTACGTCTCGCCGTTCACCGGCTGGCGGGCCGGCGTGGTGGTCAAGCTGAAGAACTGGAGCGGCTGACATGCCTTTCGTCTTCGTCCCCGACCCGGACGGGATCCGGGAGCTGATGCAGTCCGACGAGGTCCGCGCCGAGCTGCACGACGTAGCCGAGAAGATCCTGCCGGTCGCCAAACAGCTCGCGGGCGCGGCGAAGCAGCACGCTTTCCAGGCCGCGCTAAAGGTCGAGGACGGGACCCGGCCGAAGGGACGCCCGTTCTCGCGAGTGATCGCCGACTATCCGGACGGCGAGACGGTCGAGTTCGGCGACACCGCGCACGCGCGTCGGCGGATCCTCGGCCAGGCCGCGAACGTACGGAACTGACGTGTTCCTCACCCCGCACAACGCGTGGCCGGACACGGAGAAGGTCGCGGTCGCGTGGCTGACGCAGCAGATGGACGACGTCGCCGATCTGACCGTGTGCACCGAGACGGGCCCACTGATCACGCCGCCGACGATCCGGGTGCAGCGGGTTCCGGGCGGCGGCGGCATCCAGGACGGCATCGAGGACCTTTCGTTGCTCGATGTTGAGTGTTTCGGCGGTAACCGAGACCAAATGTGGGCGATTGCTCGCCGGGCGAACGCCGAGATGATCAACCTGAAATGGCAGACCGTCGCAGGGTCCACGATCGATGAGGTCGTGAATATCAACGGTCTCGGCGAGGTCGAGTACAACGACCCACTGATTCGGCGCGCGATCGCCACTTACGAGCTCACCGCTCGGGTACAGGCAACCGTCTGACCCCCTCCCCGCCCCCCGGTTGGGGGTTTTTCCCGTACCTGAAAGGAAAGCAATGGCCACCGTCGAATCGTTCCAGAACCTGCGCAACGACCTGATCATGAAGTTCCCGCTGGGCGCGATGATTTTCGCCGACTACACGGCGGCGACGATCGCGGACATCTTCGACACCGACAACGCGTCGCTGCTGGCGCTGCCGGCCGGTTACAAGTCGGCCGGCTACCTCACAACCGACGGTGTGACCGAGGGCCGTGCGATCACGACCGATGAGGAAATGGGTTGGCAGTCGGCCGAGGTGTTGCGGTCGGACGTGTCCAAGGACGTTTTCACGCTGAAGTGCGTCCTGAAAGAAATGAACCCGGTCACGATCGCGCTGTCGGAAAACCAGAACCTGGCCGACGTGCCGGCGCTGGGAAACCCGATCACCATCGACCACCCGGAGTCCGGGAATCAGCCGCTTCGTCGGCTGCTGCTTTTGGGCCACGACACGCAGACCGACACCATTTACGGCCGGTACCTGCCGCGAGTGAAGATCACCGACATGGACGACCGCAAGCTCATGCGGACCGATGCGACCACGTTCGGGTTCACCATCACCGCGTACAAGGACCCGGTGTACGGCACGTCGAGCCGGCTGTTCATCGGCGGCGCCGGCTGGCTGGCGCAGTCCTGAGACGACGGCGGGGCGGTCTGCGGTGAGCCGGAACGTCCCGTCGTCCTTACTTCCTTGGCTCACCAACGCAATCGGGCGTGTCTGGCATGTGCTGGTCACGCCGATCGGCTCACCACGGAAAGGCTCACCAATGCCCAAGGCGAAGAACCGGTACAACAAGAACGCGATCCGCCAGCAGATGATCGAGGCCGTCGGCGGCACCGACATCCTGTACACCGTCGACACAGCGGATGGAAAAGAGATCGAGTTCACGATCCCGCACCCATTGTTCTACGACCGGGCAACGAAAGACGCCCTCAAGGAACTGGCCGACGACGACGAGGAAGGCGTGGCGCGCCTCTGCCTCGGCGACCAGTACGACAAGTTCATCGAGGCCGGCGGCGAGGATGAGGACATCTCGATGCTGATGGCCAGGGTGCAGAAGGACAGCTCGGCGAGGATCAACGGCCGCCCTACACGATAATCGACCTCCTCGGGAAATACCCCGAGGCTGTCGAGGCCGCCCTACTGGCCGAGTATCACTTCGACGTGATCGCGGCCTACTGGCGCGGTGAGATCACCCTGCGGAAGTTGCGGGTGTGCACCCAGAACCTGCCGGCCGACAACGCCATCGCCCGCGCCGCTGCCAAGCATTCCTGGCGGGACACGGAATTCCTGCTCGCTGAGATCGGTGACCGCGTCGGCCTGTTGGTCGAGATGACTCGCGCGGCCAACACCGAGGACCACTCGCTCCATACGCCCGAGCCGCTTCCGCGACCGGGAAATGAGGAGCGCAAGGCCGCTGAAGAGAAGGAATTCCAGCGGAACAAGGCCGTGATGGACAAGGACCTCGCTCAATTACTGCCTGGGGGGTGAATTCGTGGCGCGTGCCGGTGCTGTCTGGGTAGATGTCCTGCCAAACATGTCCCTGATGACCCCCGGCATCGCGTCAGGCCTCAAGGGCCTGAATTTCGCGTCGTTTGGGAAGAAGGGCGGCGCGGACTATGCCCGCGCGATGGGTATGTCGGCGAAAGCCGGCATGGCCGGGATGGGTACGTCGCTGGTCGCTCCACTGAAAGCCGCGGCGGACGCCGCCGCGGCCTCGGTGGCGGCGGCCGAGGGCAAGGTCGCGGCGGCACACAATGCCGCGGCGACGGCTTCGGGGCGGGTCAGGGTCGCCGAGCTGCAGCTGAACGAGATGCGGGCCAAGGGCACCGCGTCGGCGGCGCAACTCGCGGCGGCCGAGGAACGCCTGGCGGCTGCGCAGCGGACGCAGGACGTGACGGCTAGCAAGGCGGCGGCTGCTGACAACGCTCTGGCCGGCGCGCAGGAACGTGCGGCGGCTGCTGGCGATGCGGCCGCGGCGAGCACCAAGGGCAGCGCCGCGGCGATGGCCGGAATGAGTGCGTCGACGGCCGGGACCATCGCGATGATGGGCAAACTCGGCCTTGCGATCGGCGCGTTCGGACTCTTCGAGCTCGGGAAGAAGTCTGTCGAGTCAGCGTCGAAATTCCAGGCGTCCATGAACCTGCTCGTCACTGCCGGCGGTGAGTCGAAGTCGGCGCTGGGCATGGTCGGCGCCGGAGTGCAGGGAATCGCGCAGAAAACAGGCGTCGCGACCGACCAGTTGTCGGCCGGCATGTACACGCTGGAAAAGGCGAACCTGCGGGGCGCGAACGGCCTAATGGTCCTTGGTGCGGCGGCTGAGGCGTCGAAGGCAGAGGAAACCGACCTCGCGACGATGACGAACGCGCTCACCTCGGAGATGGCTTCGTATCACCTCGGCGCGGGCTCCGCGGTGAGTGTCACGAACGAGATGGTCGCGGCGTCCGGTGCGGCAAAGACCACGATGGAGAATTTCGCCGGCTCGCTGTCGACGGTGCTGCCGATCGCCTCGGCGGCGAAGCTGTCGTTTGCCCAGGTCGGTGGTGCGATCGCCACTCTGACCTCGCACGGCACCTCGGCGGAGGAGTCGACGCAGGAACTGGCGAACACGATCCGGAACCTGCAGGCGCCGAACAACGTCGCGATTCAGTCGATGGCGCAGTTCGGGATCTCCTCGAACGACGTGTCGACGAAACTCGGCAAGCGCGGACTCACGGGCACGCTGGAATACCTGACGACGACGGTCATGAAAAAGATGGGCCCGTCGGGCTTGATTTTGCTGAACGCGTTCAACCAGTCCAAAGTTGCCGCGCAGGACGCGAACACCATGATGGGCAAGCTCTCACCGAGCGTGCAGACCGTGGCGAAGTCCTACATGAATGGCCAGATCAGCCTGAAGGAATGGCGGCTCGCGCTGCGGGCGATGCCCGCCGATCAGGCCGCGCTCGCGCAGCAGTGGGCAGTCTCGGAGAACCGCGCGAAGGGTTTCAACGCGCAGCTGCGATCCGGCAACCCGGCGGCACTGACGTATACCGCGGCGCTGAAGAAGATGCTTGGCGGCGCGACCGGCCTGAACACCGCGCTGATGCTGACCGGCGAGTCCATGCCCGGTTTCGTCGCTCGGGTGAACGAGATCTCGGCCGCCGGCAAGAAGAACGGCACCGACATCACGACGTGGGCGATCACACAGCAGAACATGAAAACGCAGGTCGACCGACTCGGCCAGTCCTTCGTTGTCGCCGGCCAAAACCTCGGGACGCAGATGCTGCCCGTGCTCACGAAGTTCGCCGGCGGCCTCGCGACGGCGGTCAATGCCGTTACCGAATTTGCGTCGAAGAACAAGGCGTGGCTTGTCCCACTCGGCCAGTTCCTGCTGACGTTCGCCGTCGCTTGGGGCGCGGTCCGGCTGGCCATTCTCGCCTACAACGGCGTCATGGTTATCACGAATACGTTGATGGCGATTTTCAACGGTGAGATGGCTTTGAACCCGGTAGGGCTGATCGTCATCGCAATCGCGGCGCTGATTGCCGGCCTGATATATGCCTACACACACTGGACGTGGTTTCGGGTTGCCGTCCAGGCGGCATGGCAAGCCATCACGGTCGCCGCGATATGGGCATGGAACAACGTCTTGAAGCCGACGTTCAACGCGATCGTGGTAGCGGTCAAGTGGGTCGGCGCCGCGGCCGTCTGGCTCTGGCAGAACGCGCTTGTCCCTGCATGGAACGGAATCGTGGCAGCGGTCAAGTGGCTCGGCGCGGCATTCACGTGGCTGTGGACGTACATCATCAAGCCGGTATTCGACGCGATCTCTTTCGCGGCCCGACTGCTGATCGCGATCGTCCTGACCGTCCTTGTCCTGCCGCTAGTCCTGCTGTTCAACGCGATGAAGCCGGCATTCAACGAGGTCGGCGTTGTCGCGATGTGGCTCTGGCGAAGCGTGTTCGTCCCGGCCTTCAACGGAATCAGCATTGCGGTCGGGTGGGTTTGGAACAACGTCATCAAGCCGGCGATCGCCGCGTTCAAGATGGAACTGGCGTTCCTCGGCAGCGTCGTGAACTGGCTGTGGAAGAACGTCATCGTCCCGGCGTGGAACGGGATCAGTATCGCGATCGGCTGGGTCTGGAACACGATCATCAAGCCGATGATCGCCGCGTTCAAGCTTGAGCTGAAGTTCCTCGGCGACGCGATGGGCTGGCTCTGGCACACGATCATCCAGCCGGTATGGAACGGAATCTCCACCGCGATCGGCTGGGTCTGGAAGAACGGCATCAAGCCTGTCTTTGAGGGAATCAAGGCGGCTCTGACGGTCGTCGGCAAGGCTTTCGACTCGGCGGGCTCGTTCATTGGCAAGGTGTGGGCGAAGGTCAAGGAAGCGGTCGCTGTCCCGATCCGCTGGGTCGTCGACACCGTTTACAACAAGGGCATCCAGCCCGTCTTCAACACGATCGCCGGCTATGTAGGGCTCGGCAAGCTGCCACTGGCCAAGTTGAGTTTCGCGACTGGCGGCATCACGCCGGGCTACACCCCGGGCCGCGACGTGCACCTGGCCGCGCTGTCCGGCGGCGAGGCGGTCATGCGGCCGGAGTGGACCCGCGCCGTCGGACCGGAGTTCGTGCACACGATGAACGCCACCGCTCGCAAGGGTGGTGTCCGCGGGGTGCAGCAGGCGCTCGGCCTGCCCGGGTTCGCCAGCGGCGGCATTGTTGGCGACATCTGGAGCGGTGCGAAGAATGCCGCCAGTGGCGCGATGGGCGTGCTGGGCAAGGGCGGCGATCTCCTGTCGCAGGCCGCCGAGCACGGTTTCGGCGGCATCGCGAAGGCCGTCCTGGGTCCGATCGAGACTGGCCTCAAGGCGGTCATGACGAAGATCGGAAAGAACGGCTTCGCGTCCGCCGCGGCAGGCGTGCCGGTGAAGGTCATCGACGGGATCATCAAGAAGTTCACCGCGTACGACGCGCAGGCCGGCGCGATCGGTGGATCTGACACCGGGAACAAGGCGCTCAACGCCGCGAAGAAGCAGCTGGGCGTGCCGTACGTGTTCGGCGCCGAGTCGCCCGGGCACGCTTTCGACTGTTCGGGCCTGACGCAGTGGGCGTACAAGCAGGCCGGCGTTTCGATCCCGCGCCTCGCGCACCTGCAGCAGAACATGGCCGGCAATGTTCCAGCCAATGCGGCGATTCCCGGCGACCTCGTGTTCTTCGGCCACCCGGCCGAGCACGTCGGCATGTGGGTCGCGCCGAACAAGATGATCAACGCCCCGCACGACGGCGTCCCGGTCCAGTACGACCACTTCGGCGGCGGCTACCCGGCCAGCAACATCGGCCGTCCGTACAAGTACGAGCCGGGCCGGCCGGGCGCCACGGGAAGCGTGGCCGGCGGCTCGGCGCAGCGGATCGCGATGTCGATGCTGGCCAATTACGGCTGGGACATCAACCAGTACCCGCCGCTGAACAACCTCTGGACGAAGGAGTCGGGCTGGTCGACGACCTCCCGGAACCCCAGCTCGGGGGCGTACGGCATCCCGCAGTCGCTGCCGGCGTCGAAGATGGCCTCGGCCGGCGCTGACTACCTGACGAACCCGGCGACACAGATCCGGTGGGGCCTGGGCTACATCAAGAGCCGGTACGGGTCGCCGGCCGCCGCATGGGCGCACTCGCAGGCCGTGAACTGGTACGACAACGGCGGTCTGCTGCAGCCGGGCGCGAACCTCGTTTACAACGGCACCGGCAAGCCCGAACCGGTGCTGACCGACACGCAGTGGCAGGCCGTGCAGCAGAACACGACCGGCGGCGACGGCGGCACGTTTGAGGGCAACCTCTATCTGGACGGTGGCGAGTTCATCGGCAGGGTCCGCGGTGAGGTCAAAAGGGAGCTGGACAGCCAGGCCCGCAAGGTCACCAACGGCGTCCGCGGTGGGCTGGACTGATGGCCGCTTCGGTCACGGCCACCGTCGCGCCGGACACGGCATCGGTGGCGGTGCAGGTCGCCGGCATCACCCCGGCGACCACCGGATACGTCTACCGCGAGGACCAGACCGGCGTACGGACGAGCATCGGCGACGCGGACCTGATCACGTGGGACGCCGGCGGTTGGATCGGCAACGACAACGAGGCACCACTGGACGCGCCGGTCCGGTACGTCGCCACGAACGCGCTGAACGTGGACCAGGCCGCCTCGCCGTGGGTCACGATCCCCTCGAACGGTGACAGCTGGCTGAAGGCCCCGGCGGCGCCGTCGCTGAACATCAAGCTGAAGATCACCGCGATCAACGATCGGACCCGGTCGAAGCCGCAGGCTGTGTTCAACGTGGTCAACCGGACGTACTCGGTGGTCGTCACGATGAAGCGCCGGGCTCCA